TTTTGACTGGTGGCAGCGCGAGTTCTTGAGCAATCTCTGAATTTTTAAGAGCTGCCGCTTGGTCAAGCGTCCGGCCTTTAACCCACTCGGTAACGAGAGAACTGCTGGCAATCGCACTGCCGCATCCGTATGTTTTGAATCTTGCATCCGTGATGATACCATCTTGCACCTTGATTTGAAGTTTCATGACGTCGCCGCAGGCCGGCGCACCAACCATGCCAGTTCCCACATCTGTGTCGTCTTTGGCAAAGCTACCCACATTGCGTGGGTTTTCATAATGATCAATAACCTGCTGACTGTAAGCCATATAATTTTGTTTCCTCTATCCAACCAATCAAACACTCTGAACCATATTTCAATTTGAACTTGTTTATGGCTTCAAACTGATTTTCTGCTGCCACTGTGGCAACATACTGTTTTACAACACCGATACTATCGGTGTATTTGATGTAGGCTTTCCAGTGTTTCATTGGCAGGTTCTAGTTCTGGTAATAGTGCCATCTGCATGTTGGGTTTCGGTCCAAGGTGTGCAGGCAGAACGTATGGGTTGCTGAACAACCACTGTGGGTGGCGGAACATAGCCGTAGTTGTAAACAGGCTCGGAATAGTTACGTGTCAACGCATACCCAATTACTCCGCCAACAATCACTGGTGCTATCCAGTTTCCACCATGTCTATGATGATGGTGATGTTGTGCTTGAGCCGACACAGCCAAAGCCAATAACGAGAGAGTAATGAGTTTTTTCATACGGGCCTCCTACAGCATAGTATACTATATTTAACGCCTTGCGTCAACAGTTAGTTGACTGGTTTACATTGGTCGTTTCATGGCCGATTTGGCCATTTTGTTTACCACTTGTTGACTTTGTTGCACTGACAATTTTTCTGGACCAATATCGGCGCCTTTGAATGTGACCATTCCAGAATTTGGATCTAACGGTTCTAGTACGCCACTCAGCGGAGGCTGACTGATAATGTCACCAAGATTTTGACTGGTAATAGGAATGCCTAAACTTTGAGCAGCTGAGATAAAAGCCGCTTGACTGATTTGCTTTTGAGCATTAGTATCTTCTGCTCGGCCTGCCAGGAAGTTGACCAACCCTACTAGTTTGTTAGGGTCGGCTCCAGCATCAGTGGATTCAACTTCATTTATTCGCATTATCTCTTGGCACGACCAAGTGCGGCAGGGGGAACTGCGGCTGGTTCTTCAGGAGGAGGTGCAATTTCGCCGCCAGCCATGTCAGCACCAGCAGCCATGTCATCCATGCCGGCAGCAGCCATTTCAGCACCAGGAGCAGGTGCACCGCCCATGGCTGCCATACCAGCATCAGGTGGAGGTGTTTGACCAGTTACTACGCCAAGTGCTTGATCCAGTTGTTGTTTGGCACCTTGGAGATTTTGCACCAGGCCAGTGAGTGCAGCCGTGGCGTCTGCATTGAATTGCGAAGCTTGATCAATACCCACTTGATTCTTGATTGAATCAACTAGAGCGGGCAGTTCTTTGAATTGCATTTCGCTGGCATCTTCCAACATTGATTGCATCTTGTCAACCATGTCTTGTGCAGCCAACACCACTTGAGCTTGTTGAACTTCACTTTCTCTCAACACGCGATAAGCATTGCGCAGGCGGCTTTCGGCTTGCATTAGAGCAGCACCAGCAACCATCTTTTGCTCATCAGGCGTTAGGCTTTGTCCTTTTGATGCTTTTTGTAGTGCTGTTGCAACTTTAGGATCTTTAAACTTTTGAATGTTCTTGGTCATTGTACCAGCAGCTTGAGCAGCAGTAGGTGTGCCAGGGGCAGCGGGTGCGCCCGGAGCAGCAGGGGCAGCTGGCATCATGTCTTCTTTAATTCTAGCAGACAATGCCTGCTCCATCATCAACAGCTTGAGATAAGCTGGATTGCGTTCGCTTTGATGGAACGAAGGTTGACGACGAGTTTCGCCTAGTACGCCACGCACACGCTTCAACATCTGTTGAGCCTGTTTGCCAGTAATTTGGTCAAACTTCATGCGTGAGCCAAAATAGCTTTCGAATACACGGGCTATTTGTTTAGTTGGCTTGGTTGCCGCTAGTTCTTGCAGTTTCATTTTGGAATCCCCTAAGTTGTATATATTTAGCCGAATTTAAACATTTTTCAAGTTCCTGATCCACCAAGGCATGCTGTTGAACCTTGGGCTGTAACTTGGTCAATACCACTTCGCTAAATCCGTTGTTGCGGCTGCGATCAGCCATTTGTCGTCTACAGTATATGTCTGCTGACAGTGTTTGTTTTTTAGTATCTAAAGTTTTGATATCTTGTGCTAGTCTAAGCTGATTGTGCTTGTCTGCCACACACCAACTGATTGCTGTGCGTTTGTTACTAAAAGTACCTGCTAAATCATCGCCTGGTGTGTATACTTCAAACAACTGGTTTGCTGGTCGCAAATGATATCTACCAAATGCCACATATCCACCCGACTCATCATTCACAATCATAGTGTGTATATTGCGGCGAACTTCGCGTTCGGCCCAGCGTTCTAATTTTTGTTCTCGGGTCATAATTTGAGCAAATGCGCAGCCGACCATCCTAGGGCACCCACAAGGGCAGCAATTATGCCCACACCCCAACTGATTAACCTATCGTTATTTTTGGTAGCATTGGATTGCAACATGCCGCGCAATTCGGCTATTACACCAAAAAGAGTAGTGATCTTTTCATCCATTGATTCTAATTTGGTTTCTAGCAGGCGATACCGCTCTGCGCACAATTCAACGTGTGCTTCAAGACTTTTCTTTTCGATATCAGTGGTATCAGCCATTATTTCTCCCGGTCATTTATTTATGGTTTCGAACCACAAGTTTTGATTGGGTCCATTCACAGTTAAACTGGGTTCAATAGTGCCGGTTTCGTCCAGCCCCACAACCATTGGTATTCCAGCACATTCATTTAGCAAGCCATCAAGATTGTCAATGTCATTGTTAGTAGAATACACACCTGGTGTTTCTACACTAAATTCAAACTGCCACACACCATCTGTGCATTTGGGTTCTTGGACAATAGTAGGTTGTGCTCGCAGACTGATCATTTGCATGATAGTTTCCCAATTGCGATGTTGATTTCTTGATCTGTTCCAGTCATTGATGTCATTGATTAATCTACCTGTACGATCAGGGTATGGCACTTGACTTGAGCGAAAGTGACCAGTGGTACCAGTGCATGTACAGTCAAATAGGGTCCGGCATAATATATTCATTCTGCGGGTATTTAACGACAAAGAAAAACCCTGGAGTTTTTAGTTCCAGGGTTAAAGTTTACACTCTACTTATTATTAGGTTGATAGTTTAAAACCAACGCTAGTGCAGCTATCCAACTGGAAGCCGGTGTAAGTCACGTTAGCAGCAGCCAAGAAGATTGCTGCGCTGGTTGTGGTAGGTGGATTGGCAGCTGAGTCGCCAAATGCGCCAGTTGGATAGGTAGCAAATGAAATTGCAACGCCATCAACTTGGTACATTGCCACAGTGGCAGTACGTTGAACAGCTTGAATCACGTTAGCAACGTATTCTTGTACGCCACCTTCGCCGTTTACGCTGGTGTTAGCAACTACGCGATAGAAGTCCAGTTTTGGACCTTGTGGTTGAACAGGAACGCCAGCCAACGAAGTGCTAGGGGCTTGTGGGCCGTTACGTGTGTCTAATGCGAATACTGGTTGTGAATCGCCATTTACGGGTGCAAAATATGCCATGATAAATTTCCTTTAAAGTTAGTGACCTTATCGGGTCTGCTTTTATTTAGTCTTTTGGCAAAAATTACGCCTGTTGAGGATTGTTTCGTGCGGCATTTCTAGCAGTAAAATCAAAGCGATTTACTGCTTTGCCATAGCCTGCAGGCGTGGCCATTACCCAGCCTTCATGTCCGGGATCTTTCAAATCCAAATTACGCAGGATGTCTAGCTTTAGATCGTGTAGCAGAATAAACAAGGTAAATGCAGCGGCCAAGCCTTCTGTGTTTGATGCAGGACTCTTTAGATATTCCACAATATTACCAAATTTCTTTGGAGTAACTTTGGTTTGTAGCCAATCACCAAACCCTGCTAATAGATTATAAAATTACCGTTGGGTTG